ATCATTTGTAGTAGATTTTTTCTTATTTTCTTATCTATGATAAGAGATTTTCTATTACTTTTGCATTGTGGTTCTACCACACAAAAAGCACTACCTCCACAGGAGGTATTACTTGGCGGTAAAAACTTTTGCAAAGGTAGTGTTTTTTTTGAAAGAATAAAAAAAAATGGTGCTGATACCGCCATAACAAGAATGAATATAAAAAGGCTTTTGGGAGCTCTGTATCAAACATCGGCAACGGTGGGGGGGCTTCTGAGAGTCTTTTGTTTTTTTTAGATGTTGTACCAAATATCAAGAAAAGAGGTAGAGGAACTAATAGCAAGTGGCATAGCTATCGGAGTGCAGAGAGCATTGGAGAGCGTGTGCGAGCGTCCTCGATATATTTCTCAGAATAAAGCGTATAAACGTTTTCGTAAGGCGAGGGTACAACAGTGGGTAGAGAGAGGCTTAGTAAAGCCTATGCCAAACGGAAAGGGAAAGACCTCTACGGTGAACTATGAATTGGCACAGCTGCTCAAGGCGGAAGCGTGCGAAACGATTGTAATCTACAAAAGCTAATACCCCTATGCAAGCGCAAGAATTCAAGAAGATAATGGACAGAGTGAAGCAAGGTATACGTGTACCTGCTACGATGAATTGGACGAGCGATGAGACGGTAGATATATTCTGCGATGTAGAGGTAACGGAGGAGTACTGGCTGAACGTCTGCGGCAAGGGCTACGGACATACGGAGCACGAGGACGGACAAGGATATTCGCCGACGTACGATGAGCTTGTGATAGACAGCATAGACATAGACGAAGTGCACGCTTTCCTTACCGCCGATGTAGCGGCAGAGGTAGAAGAATTTACTGCAATGCAGGAGGCAGAGCTAATAGAGGCATTAAACAAACATATAACAGTAGAGCTATGAGACGAGCATACATAGAATATAAGGTAGTGAACAGGGCAACAGGCGAGGTATACGCTGAGCACCGCACCAGAGAGGACAACCCGAACTTCGACTGCTATATGAGACGAGGCTACGACTACAAGAGGTTTGATTGTGTATGCAGTGCCATAAAGCCCGCAAAGCTGAGCAAAGCGGACGAGAGGTTTCTCGAAAGACTTTTTAGATAAGATTGACCACAAACAATTTAAAAGTAAAATAGATATGAACAACAAACAAGCAAAAGCGATGTATAGAGTATCGGACGTATCAGGTATGATACTGGGAGGTATAGGTATGGTGCTGTTATGTGTCGGAGAGCCGATAGGACTTGCCGTGATGTGCGTGGCGGGCGTGTTGCTTATGGCAGCAGTCGGCTTGTATGGCAAGGCTCACCCCGACAGAGAAAGCAAAAAGGACAAATATTACAGCTACAAAAATCAGTAAAATGAATATAAACGATTAAAAAGTAAAGTACTATGCAAGAAATCATTTTGTTAAAGCAAGAGCCGATAATAGAGTATTCTCTATTGGCAGAAGTAGGAGAAGCAATTCGGACAAGAATTACTGCCTTAAATTTGGACGGACAGGTAGTAACAGACCAGACGGTGAAATCTGTGAAGGATATGCGTGCGGAGCTAAACAAGGAATTTGCCGAGTTCGAGAAGCAACGTAAGTATATCAAAGAAGCAGTATCGAAACCTTATCAGGAATTTGAAGCCAAGTATAAGGAGTTTGTCGCCAAGCATTATAACGAAGCAGATGACACTCTGAAAGGTAAAATCTTCTCGTTTGAGAACACGCTGAGGCTCGAAAGGGAAAAAGAGCTACAAGGCTACTTTGCGGAGCTTTGCTCGGCGAAAAACATCGACTTCGTGCCATTCGGACTAATGCACCTGAACATTACGCTCTCGGCAAGTATGAAGTCGCTCAAGACTCAAATATTGGAGTTTGTGAGCAAGGTAGAACAGGACATCGAACTCGCCAAGACGGTAAGCGACAGCCAAGAGTTTAACGACAAGGTGATGTACGAGTATCGCCGCAGTCTCGATATTAATGCCGCTATCAATACGGTAAAAGAGAGGGAGCAGGCTCTAATTGCTGCAAAAGAGAGAGCAGAGGAGGAAGCTAAACGCAAGGCGGAGGCAGAAGAACAGGCTCGACTGCAAGCAGAGAAAGAAGCAACAGAACAGCCGACTGTGGCAGAACCTCTGAAAGCTCCAACGGTGGAAGAACAACAGCCAACCAATACCGGTACTGCTGAGGAGTTCGAGATGACCTTTACCGTAAAAGGTACTATCGAGCAATTGAAAGCACTTAAACAGTTTATCGTGGATAACAATATAAAAATAATGGAATAATATGAACGCAATAACTAATCAAAGAGTATCTATCAGCAAGTTTTTTTCGAATGAAAGCACAAGTAACTTCTTGCAGCAGCAACTCGGAGCGAAGAAGTCGGAGTTTGTGAGCAACGTGATAGCAATCACGGACGCAGACGCAAGCCTGCAACAATGCGAACCCGCTGAACTTATGAAGTGTGCAATGAATGCGACGGCACTAAACCTGCCGCTAAATAAGAACTTAGGCTATGCCTACGTGATAGCCTACAACTCGAAGCAGAAAGACGGCAGCTATAAGATGACGCCGCAATTCCAAATGGGATATAAGGGTTTTATCCAGCTTGCTATTAGAAGCGGACAGTATAAGACTATCAACACGTGCGAGGTGCGTGAGGGAGAGATAAAGAGAAACAAATTCACGGGACACACCGAATTTCTCGGAGAAAATCCTGAGGGCGAAATAGTAGGCTACCTTGCTTACATAGAGCTGATGAACGGTTTCCAACAGTCGCTATATATGACAGTGGAGCAGGTAAAGGCTCACGCCAAGAAGTACTCGAAGAACTTTGACAAATACAATACGGGGCTTTGGAGAGATGAGTTCGACCTTATGGCAAAGAAGACTGTATTGAAGCTATTACTCAATCGTTACGGGGTGCTTTCGGTAGAAATGCAGAAGGCTATTATCAACGACCAAGCGGACAGCAACGGGGACTACATCGACAACCCCAAAGGTAGCGGTAGTAGCGGGCGTGCTGTAGTAGATGCTACGATAGTAACGCAGGACGAGCCTGAGGCTGAACCAGAGCAAAAAGAGGTAGTAACCAGAACACTAAACTTCAACGAGATATGAAGACGAGTTATTTTTCTTTCGGGCAGGCACATACCCATAGCTGCAATGGGCACACTTTGGATAAAAATTGTCTGGTTAAAATCACGGCGGAAAAGCCAAGAGAAGTTATGACAGAACATTTCGGAGCTGTTTGGGGTTTTGAGTATGATGAAATTCCTGATGTACAATTTTTTCCAAGAGGAATTTACAACTTAACAGAAAACAAATGGGAAAAGTAAATATTATCAGTTCGGGTAGCAGGGGTAATGCAGTATTGTACGGCGACAACCGTATCCTTGTGGACTGTGGAGTTAGCTACGCAAAGATAAAACCGTACTGCCAACAAATATCTATCGTATTGCTAACGCACACACACGGCGACCATATAAGTCTGACGACATTGCGACAATTACAGTTCGAACACCCGTCGGTGCGTATAGGTTGTTGCGAGTGGATGTTGCCTCTGCTGCAAGGACTGAATAATATTGATGCATACGAAATAGGTAAGGTATATAACTATGGAGTATTCAAGGTATCGCCCTTCAAGCTGTACCACGATGTAGAGAACTGCGGATATAGGATATATCTCGACGACTGCAAGATATTTCACGCGACAGACACTGCACACTTGGAGGGCATAACGGCAAAAGGATATGATGTATATGCCATAGAGGCTAACTACGACGAAGAAAAAGCGGAGGAGGCTATGCGTATAGCAGCCGAGAGAGGCGAGTTTTGCCACGCCTACGGAAGTGTACAATCGCATTTGAGTTGGCAGAGTGCAAGACGTTTTTTCGAAGATAACAAAAAAGATAGCAGTGAATTTATAGAGCTGCACAAGAGCACAACATATTATTGATAAATAAAAAACAACAGAGAGATGATTAAGATTAGTATTTGCCTTTCGGACTTGCCGAAAGAGAAGATCACAACAGCCGGTAACGGCAAGAAGTATGTAGACCTGATAGTATCGGAGCAACGTGAGCCATCGAAGTATGGCGACACTCACACGATATATATACCGCAATCGAAAGAAGAACGTGAGGGCAATACGCCCCGAGTATTTGTAGGCAAAGGGACTGAACATAGGAGTTTTTAAAAATATCGCCAAACACAAGGGTCTGTATCCACAGGGGAGCTGATTAGTGGCAGTATGAGGTAGGTTCGAGTCCTACCCTCCCCACGAAGTAAAATGAAGAACTAAAAAAAGAATTATGTCAGACAGTCAAAACGGCACAAGCGTATTGCCATACAATGGGACAAATATCACCTTTGAGCTTGCAAATGGTGATGTAATGGTAAATCTTACAGATGTAGCGAAAGCATTTCCATCAAAAAACTTGTCGCAAATCATTAATTCAAAGGAAATCAAAGAGTATGTGGATAGATTGGCAGCTATACGAAATTATATAGCTTCTGATTTACTGCAAGTTGAGAATGGTGTGGGTACTTGGGCACACCAAAAAGTAGCTTTACGGGTAGCACAGAAGTTAAGTCCTGATTTTGCTATCTGGGTCGATACAAGATTGGAAGAGCTCATCACCACAGGGGTAACTACCGTAAACAATGACGATGAGGTAATAGCTCAAGCTATGACAGTGCTGCAACGTCGGCTCGAGGCAAACAAGCAGCAGCTTCAAATCGCACAAGGCACTATCGAGGCACAGCAGGAGGAGTTGAAGGCTATCGCTCCTCTTGCAGACTACACCCGCGAAGTATTGCAGAGCACTTCTACATTTACCGCTACGCAGATAGCAAAAGATTTAGGTATGAGTGCCGTTACTCTCAACTCCAAGCTCCGACGGCTCGGCATTCAGTTCTATCAGTCGGGGCAGTGGTTCTTGACAGCTAAGTATCAGGGCAAGGGCTATACCGATATGCGTATCGCCAAATATGTCGATAGCCGTACCGACGAGGTGAAGACCTCGCAGTCGCTCGTATGGACGGAGCGGGGTCGCCTTTTTATCAACACTTTAAGTAAGGAGGGCAAGCTATGAAAGAGGCGACAGGTATACAGAGTATGGGTAATGTGGGACAATCGGCGGTGCTTGCCAGCAATATAGGGAGTAACAATAAGATAACGTTTAACGCAGACCCTATGACAATAAAATTGTTGTTTGACTTATTGGGTAAGGTGCTGGAGCAGAATAATATGTTGCTTGGAATAATACAAAGCAACAGCAATATAATAGGGGATTTTGCTCCTCAAAGTGCGATAGTTATAGAGCCAGACTTGGATGTAATACGGGGAAAAATATTACCATTGCAGAGGTAGGCTATGGAGTTTTTAAAAGAAATTTCAGAGAACATAGAAAAATAGTATAGAGGTATGAAAGGCGACAATAGAGATATTGGGGGTTACGCATTAATGGACAAGATGAGGCGAGCACGTAGAACGTTTAGGTTTACCGCTACCGAACAGGCTCTATTTTATGAACTTGTAGCAGTTTGCAATAGCGAGGACTGGGCAGACGTTTTTAGTTGCTCGAACTCAGAACTTTGTTATGCGATTGACGTAACCGAAAGGACACTTATGACCGCCCGCAATACATTGGTAAATGCAGGTTTGATTTATTATGAGAAAGGTAAAAGTACAAGGTCGAGAGGAAAGTACTCTTTTGTGAAAGATTTTGAGACGGTAGCAGAGACGGTAGCAG